ACTCAAAGATGTGTTTGGGTGCAAGGTGTATGATGAACAAATCCAGCAAGGATTGAAAACACCTTGTTTTATTGTAGATGTGAAGCCTGTGACTCGGAAGCGGTTGGCAAACCAAAACGATAAGCAGGTTTTTATTGTCTTGCTGCATTACTACACCGAAAAAACAACAGACTTATATCAAAAGTTTGAAGAGATTGAAATGGTATTTAATTCGCCTTCTTTTCGTTATTTGGGGGATAAGTACCCTATCAATGATTTGAAGGTGGAATACAATACGAATGACTTGATATGCACATTTACAATCACTCGATACGTTCGATGGGTTGAAGAAGAACCAAGAATGCAAATATTAGAAAGGATAGGTGAAACTTCTCATGGAAATGAATGAAGAAGTAGGTTATGTAACCGAACCAGTGGTGCCAACCACTGAAGATAAATTTGGCAAAGAGGCACTACTCAAGTATTTTGAAGATGATGCAACTTTGTTAAACATTTTGCTGGAAGATGACCAGTCATACTCACTAGCAGAAGTAAGACACATTTTAGAAGATTGGAGAAAGGGTGTGGCTAACTAATGGCACAATGGACAGTACAGAATAAACGAGTTCCAAAGGCCTACATCAATTTCGTATCAAGAGATGATGTGATTATTCCTTTGGAAGACAATACGATTGCAGCAGTCATGATTGCTGGATCTTGGGGAGAACCTGGCGCCTTCACACTTGTTGATGGCACAAGCAACTTCCGTCGCCTATTTGGTAAACCGATTGATGAACTCCTTCCGATTCGTGAAGCTTTGAAAGGAACTGGTAAGGTCCTTGTCTACAATGGTGTGAACAACACTGGTATACAGGCAACGAAAACAGAAAACGATATGGTCGTTACAGCTAAATACAAAGGATTGGCTGGTAACCATATTCATGTTATCTTCAAGAAACAAGTCGAGACTGGTTTTGAGGTAACAACCGTTTTCTTTGGAAAAGAAGTTGATAAACAAATCATCACAGCCTTGCCATTTAAGAATGATTATATCGATGTAACTGGTACTTTAACAACAGGAGATAAAACAATCTTGCTTGAAGGTGGTACCGATGGAGCTACAACTAATTCAGAAGTTGAATCATTCCTCAATGGTTTAGACACGCAAGATTTCCGTGTTTTAGCACTTGGTACAGAAACAAGTTCAACGAAAGCACTTGTTACAGCTCACATCAAGAAATGGCGTGACGCTGGTCGTTCAGTCGTTGCAGTATTGAATGACTACACGGATGCTGACGATGAAGGTGTTGTATCAGTCGGTAACGGGGTTACATTAAGCGATGGTACTAAACTAAGCGCTAAGGACTGTGTATATTTCGTAGCTGGTAAGTATGCAGGGGCTGGCTTGCAATCCAATACATTCAAATCTTATCCAGGCGCTATCGACTGTGAGCGTAAGAACGAAGCAGAGGCTGAAAAGCTTATCAATAGAGGTCAGCTTATCTTTGCCTATCGGAATGAAAAAGTTATTATCTTGTCAGATGTGAACTCATTTACTAGCTATACGGCAGAACACAGTCGTATCTTTGGTAAGAACAAACTTGTCCGCACTATGGATAATATCAATACCAATGTCAAGTATATCTTTGAAAACTACTTCATCGGTAAAGTACCAAACAACGTGAATGGTCGTGAGTTGTTTAAACAGCGAATCATCACAATGGTTCTTGACCCACTTGCTCAAAAGCAAGCCTTGGAGTAACAAGCTAAAGATATTGAGATTTCACAAGGTATCACAAAAGAATCAGTCGTGGTTAACTTGCCAGTTGTCTTGACTGACGCTATGGAAATCTTGTACATGACGGTTATCTGTGATTAAGAAAGGAGAAACTAGCTAATGGCTATTATGAACCAATTAGATGCTTTGTCTGCTAAAGAAGGAACGGTCTTCTTTACAATCAATGACAAGCAATATGAACTAGCAGAGCTTATCTCTCTAGAAGCGAAAATTGAATATACAAAAGCTGACGTGACCCCTCTTAACTCTCGTATGAAGGGTGGTAAGATTGTGGGTGCAGAAGGTACAGGAACTGTGAAAATGTATTACCATCGTCCTGAATTGAAGAAGATGGCTCTTGAATACGTCAAAAACGGGTTATTGCCTCGTATTGATATCAAGTGTACCAACGAAGACCGCACATCTCGTGCAGGCCGTTACACAATTGTTTTGAAAGGTGTTCTGTTCAAAGAATCACTTATCTTTAAACTAGATGGATCAGCAGATGAGGTCATTGACGAAGAAACTGACTTCACATTCCAAGATTTTGATATCTTATCAGAATTCCAAGAAATTACATACTAACACAAGGAGGAAATAACAGTGAGTGGATTACAAGCATTTTTGAAACAAAATAAAAAAGGGGAGCAGACTAAGGATGTCTTGCTTCCTTCTTTTGAGGAACCAGTTAAAATTCGAGTGTTGAGCGCTCGTGAAGCGGACTTAATCAATGATCGTTGCTTTGTCAATAAGCCTGGTCGTAACGGACGCCAAGAGCGTGTCTTTGACGGTGTTAAATATAACCGTGAAATCTGTATTGCGTCTATCGTGGTTCCTGATCTTAACGATAAAGAATTGCAAGATTCTTATGGAACAATGGGAGCTTCTGAGTTATTCGGTACCATGTTCAATTGGGGCGAAAGCGCCTTGATTTTGGAAGCTGTGACCGAACTCAGCGGTATCAACCAAACATTCCAAGACAAGGTTGATGAGGCAAAAAACTAATAAAAGAGGACGCAGAGGCACAACTTGCCTACTTCGCCCTCGTAAACTATTACATTCGCCCTAGCGAATTCGTGAATATGGATGTAGAAGAAAAAGCCTTTTTCGCTGCAGTCATGCACGAAGAGGCGAAACAACGTAAAAGAATGAAGAAGTGAGGTGATTCTATTGGCAAATATACAAACAACCATGTCTTTGACCGATAGAGTCACAGGCACTTTAAATAAAATCTATGCGACTATGGAGCGTGTCAAAAATGCAGGCTCAGGCATAGACAAAGCTATGAAGGCTCAAGAGTCCGCTATGAAAAAAGCTGGGGATTCTGGCCAATATTTTGTCAATAAAGCTGGGCGAGTCATTGATATCAACGGTAGATTTATAAGCAGTGCAACGCTAGCAGCTGCAGGGCTCAAAAAAGAAGAACTGGCTCTACGAGATTTAGGGAATGCCTCTAATAATACTTCTAACAAGCTAAGTAGATTAGTATCTTTGAAAGGTTTGTTGAAGACCACTTTAGCTGGGATTGCAGTCGGTAAAGTTACCAAACAAGCTATAGGTATGTCAGACGAGTATGCTAATATGCACGCTCGTTTAGATATGATTCGTGACAGCACGCAGACGACAGAGGAACTGCAAAAGTCTATCTATACATCCGCACAACGTACAGGTTCAGCCTATACAACTATGGCGAACGGAGTCGCTAAGATGCGGATGCGGGCTGGCGATGTTTTCCAAAATAACGGCGAAACAATTGCCTTTTTGGAAACCATGAACAAATCCTTCGTAGTCGGTGGTGCAAGCATTGAAGAACAAAAAAGTGCCATGCTTCAGCTTACTCAGGCTATGGCTAGTGGTAAGTTGCAGGGTGACGAGTTGCGTTCTCTTGCTGAAACTTCACCAGCCTTAATCCAAGCCATCGCAAACAAACTAGGCGTCAGCCGTGGTGAGGTTAAAAAACTTGGGGCAGACGGGAAGATTACAGCTGACATTGTCAAAACTGCCATGCTGGATGCAAGCGAAGCGATTGATCAACAATTCCGCAACATGCCTATGACATGGGGCAGGGCATGGCAGAACTTCCTGAACTTTGTGACCAAGGCGCTTGAACCCATATCGATTAAGATTAATCAGATAGTGAACTCGTCCGCTTTCCAACAATTTGCCCAGATTGTAGCCACGGTGCTTCAATATGTCGTTCAAGCGGTTATCTTCGCCATGGATATGATTGGGGCAGTTTGGAGTATGTTAGCTCCTATTGCTCAATTCGTGGCAGAAAACTGGTCTGTTATTCAACCGATTGTCATTGCTGTAGCAATTGCTATAGGGACTTATGTAGTTGCCATGAACGCAGCAGAAATCGCCACTAAATTATTTAGTATCGCTACCAACGTGGCTAAAACAGCAATGGCTGGTTTCAATGCAGTTATGGCAATGAACCCTATTATGTTGATTGTCATGGCGGTCATCATTCTTATTGGTCTATTCTATGCCTTGGTCGCATGGTTTAACAATCTTACTGGTGCAGCCGTATCAGCCACAGGGATCATCATAGGGGCTATATTCTATCTAGGAATGACTATTTGGAATATACTTCTTAGTATTGCGAATGTAGCTATCTGGGTAATTAATATGATGCTACAAGGCGTCTTTTGGTATGTGAATACCGCAATATCATTCTGGATGTTCCTCTATCAGGCTATATTAACTATTTTGATAGGCATTTTAGACTTTATCGACTGGTTTGTTACTGGTGCAGTTAATTTATGGAACGAGATGTCTTTCCAAGTTCAAAGTGCTTGGTATGATATAGCCCAAGGCGGCCGTGATATGGCTGTTGCTATCGCAGGTTTTGTCGACAGCATGGTTAATAGTGTTATTAGTTCTGTCGAAGGGATGATTAACTCTGTTCTTAGCGGATTTAATAGCATGATTGGTTTCTTGAATGGCCTTGGGTTGAATATCAGCGCCGTTGGTTCGGTTTCGCTTGGTAGAACTAATTTCGCAGGAGATGTAGCTGGTGCGATTGATAGCATGCAGAAACCAGTTAAAAAAACCTTTGAAGGTCTGCACTTGGCAGATGGTCTCAAACAACACAAAGCTAGTTTAGAAACTCCGCACCTTGACACTCCACAACTGGGTTATCTTGAACTTGGAGACCGAATGGGAGCCTTTAATAAAGGGTATGAAATCGGACAAGGTATTGATAAGGCAGTCGGTGGTTTCTTCAAAGGAGCTGGCGATGCCAACGGTGCAGGAAATAATTTCTTGGGTGATCAAGGAAAGACACCTTACGAACTTAGCCCAGCAAGTTCAGTACCTGGACAAGGAGATGGAGGAAAAGGTGGCGGTGGCCATAATCCTACTGGTGGTAAATTGGATAAAGTCGGAAAGATTGAGGATGAAATCAAGCTGGACGATGAATACATCAAGTTAATTAAGGATGTTGCGACAATGAAGTGGCAACAGAACTTCATTACCTTGAAACCAGAGATTGTGACCAACATCGACTCTATTAACAACGCTGGTCAGTATGCCAACGTATTGGATGATTTGAATGCAACGATTGTAGACGCTTTGAATAATGGCGCTGACGGACTCATGGCTTACTAGGAAGGAGGTAGCAGATGTTTATATTTATTGAAGGTATTAAATTGCCAGTGAATCCAGAAGAAATCAAACTGGAGGATAAACAAGGAATTGAGACAGTCGCTATCATCGATACTGGTAACGTTCCGCTTGTCGGAAATCCAGAGCTTCAATCGATTGAGTTTGAATCCTTTATTCCTAGTGGAAGATACGACGGAAATTACCAACGGAATAGTCGTGTCTCTCCAGAATCCTTTGTCTCCTCTATTCGTAAATTTAAGACTGAAGGCACTCCTATTCAACTTATGATTGGGGGTGCTTTTGGTTCTGCTATTAACGGAAAATTTCTAGTGGAACAGTTCGATGTCTCGACCAAGACTGGATATGAAAATGACCTGATTTATAAGATTAAGTTCTTACAGTATCGGTCTCACAAGCCACGAAAGGTCACCATCAAAGACAAGCAAGCGCTTGAGGCTACTAAAAAGAAACCGCAGGCGAAAGCTACTGAAGAACGCAGCCCTACGACTGAGAAGCCTGCTCAAAAAAGCCATACGGTTGTGAGCGGAGA